ACTCGGACAAGTCGCACCGCCCGAATAGTCAAAACGGGGTTCGTCCTCTAACAATCCCGCCTTTCCCGTTGTCGCTCCCGTTGTAATTACTTCAGTTGCTGCGAGACCGATTTCTACTTGTGAGTCTTGAATGTAGATGCTGCCGCTTGTACCGCTTAAATCTCCTCCAACATCTGCGGGGTAAATTCTAAATCTTGAGGTGGTTCCTTGATTGTAAGTAACCGAACATCTATACCATCCATTTCCAACGCTTTCAATTGAAGATGTGATATTTTGAGAACCTCCCAAATCAATTCCATTTGCCAAATCAAATGCAGCGGTAACATTTACTGCTGATGTGTTTATAGTAATTCTCGCTTGAGGTATTGTACCCGCTTTACCATAAAAAGAAAATGTTTGTACCCCACTAATTGATTTGTCTTGGTATAAGTAAGCATATGCCCCATTTTTCTCAAGCGTCCACGCATCACTTGAGCCATCGTATCCCGTTTGCCCACTTGTCGGTGTGTCAATTCCAGTAACAAACCAAGGCGAAGTATTAAACTGATTTGAGCGCAACAAAAGATTCTCCCGCCCTTTCTCAATCAATCCCGTAGGGCCTACACGAGTAGCAGAAAGGTTTGAACCTCTTGAAAAGGTGAAGTCGCCGCTTCCGTCCGTGGGTTTAATGCTGTAGGTCTTGCCGTCCTTGCCCGCTCCGCCACTGGGCAAAAAGGCTAAACTTGCGTCGTCAAAAAAACTCATTATTCAATATCGTTTTGTGGGAACCATTCAGCCCCCAATGTTTCTTCTTCCGTTAATTCTGCCGTGTAACTATCGTGCTTTAAGATAGCGTAGTCGCTCCCATTTGGATGTTCTATAATAGACGCCCAATTCGTAGTTGTTCCGTTGTACCCCTCGCCAGTCGTTACAAGGGTGTTGTAGGCTTCCAAATCTGCCTTTGTTGTGCTTGTGTAGTACGCCATTAGTAGATTGAATAAAAGTCGTTAATGTTCGTTTCTATGCCAGTTCGGTTTGAAGATTGGTCGCTATCGTATAAAATAACTTCTTGGAATTTGTTTGATGCTTCCACAAATCCCGTTCCAAAAAATCTTCCCGATAACCTCCATCCGCTTGTGTATACTGGAATAGAAGTGCTTAATGAACCAGTAGCTACATTAGAACCATTTACACCGATATGAGAATAGTCAGCAGTAAACAATCGCCTTACACCATCTTTATAATTGTTGGTTGAATTGATACGCTCATCACTAACTACTTGTAAGAGAAATCTATAATCGTTTGTTCTTCTTGGGCCATAATCCCATCTATTTTGTACATCATCGCCACCACTTATTAATGAACCTTCAGTTGCTCCATTGTCATAAGTCGCAGTAATAAATATAGACAATGAAGAAAACGCAAAGCCATCTAATTCCATATAACGAGTAGAATTTGAAGTATCTACAATTGGCTTTCCATCTTGCAAAATAGTAGAACCGCTACTCACAATCTTTGGTTGATTTGATGCAGTTGTTTGGGTTACATTGTAATTGTTCCCACTTTGGTCGTACCAAGTAGTAACAAAGGCATCCGTACCACTCGCAAAAGTCTCAAGCGTTGCCGTATCCAATTCATTATTGCTGAACGCTATATCTTGCTCGGCATTGTCCGATGCTCTACGCACCTTGATAGCGTTGCCCGTGTAGGTGTTATCTAACAAGCGCAAAGAGTACGCTGCCGCAGCACCACTATAGTCATTAAGTAACCCTGTGTATGCTGGTGGCTTAATAGGATTAAGCACCTTCAAGTCAGCCTTCAAGCAAGACATACTCTCCACCGTACCGCCATCAGCCTCTACTCTATCTTTAAAAGCAGCAGCAACAACAGCATAGTACGGTCTTAGTGAACCACCAGTAAGTAATGATAACCCTAAACCTAACATAACTTAGGCGATGTAGGCTAGTACTTCTCCAGAGGTAACAGATACCGAGCTAAACAATCCGTATACCGTTACACCCGCAGGGATGGCAACAGATGATAGGTTATCTCCAGCCTCAGCAGTAGTGCTGATTACAGCATCTGCAAGTACGGTGATTGCACGATAAAATTCTCCAGATGTTCCTGCGCCTCCTGTGCGGATGGTGCGTAGGCCTTTCTGACCAAGAACTTGGCGTTGGAAGTTAGGGGTTGCGTTTACGTTTTCGTAAGCCATTGTATATCAAGTTTTAAGTTGTCAAGTTCTAATGCGCTGTGCGCCAAATACTTAACAAAGATAATAATTATTCAGTTAGCATATCTAATAGGTTCTGACCTTCATCAGTCAACTCACCTCGTTTGCCTTGACGCTGAGAAATCATCTTAGACTGCTCAACAGCCTGCTTCTTAACCCTTTCGTCCTTAGCCTTTTCTTTCTTGTCCTCAAGGTCCTCTCTGAACTGCATATCCTGCTGCTTCATACCCATCGTAGCTTGAACTTTAGCGCCTTCAATCTGACCCTTAAGCTGGTACTCCAATTGAAGTAATTGAGCCTTAGCTTGAGCGTCTGCTTGAATCTCAGCAATCTTAGCTTGACTCTGCATTTGAATCTCCTGCATCTTACCTTGGCTAGATGCCTGTGCAGTCTGTTGATTCATCTGAGCTTGCATTTGCGAGTTCTGCTGTGCCATTTGTTGCTGAGTGCGCATACGTTTTTTACGGCGAATGATAAGCAACTGTTCAGCCTGGTCCACATCTTTAATCTGACGAATAGCTATAGCATCCTCTAGGTCAATCTCTTTCTGAGACAAGGCTATCTGAATGTTCTGCTCTAAGTAAGATTTTTCAGCATCATCCATTTCAGTCTGAATCTTAACACCGAAGTTGTACATAGGTAGGTCTCCAAATGAAGACAGAACTTTCATATTTTCTTTCCCTATAGCCTTTATGTAAACTTTAAACAGAACAGACTCTTTAGGTAGAATCTGTAAGCACTTGATAATGTCTTCGCAAATTCTACTATAAAGATAAATAGACGCGTTAGTAATATCGTAGATAGCATTATTGCCTGCTGAAATAGCTTGCTGACGCACACCTACTAGCTGCTCTCCTTTTGGAGACGTACCGTCCATTACTTCATTAATACCCGTTGTATCACGGATAAGACGAAGATTATGGTTGTATATAGTAATAAGCTCATTGATATTACGGATACTATTGTCCAGAGACCTAACTGGAGGGTTCTGGAATCCACCTTCTGGATTTTTGCTGCGGTAGTAGAATATACCTGTTTGCTCGTAGATGTCTTGTATGTCTAGCGGTTGTAATTCTCCACCTTTACCTAGCTGTACGTTTTCTAATCCTTCAACGTCTACAATAAGACCGTCAGGTTTAGCCTTAGCAATGGCCTGCTGTAACTTTAAGTGTGAAAGCTGTAGTTGGTCTGCAAATCCTATGACTGAGCCTACTAAAGACTTAGGCATCATTCTGCGTAGGTTTGTTGCTACTACAGAGTAAGATAATCTTGCTTTAGTTAAGTCGTGTACGTTTTTAGGTACATTATTTTTTTGTCCGTATCCAAATACGTATTCACATCCAATAACATAGCTACCGCCAAATACAGTCTGAATGTTCATTGCCTTTGGCTTTCTATCGTATACAGACTCTTTAGGTGGGCTGTAATCAAATCCTTTGTAATAGAATCCTCTGTTGCCAAACTTAGAACCTTTTTCCTCAAACATCATATCGTCTGTAGAAATAAACTCAAAGTCCATAACCTCAACGATAAACTCATCGTACCCATATGTTGTACGGTCTAGAGTTTCATCGTAGTATTTATAAGAAAGCTTATCAGCTCTATTCTGATACTTGTTCTTTACTCCTTGAGCTATCTTTTCGTACTCGTCCTCTGTAAGCTCATTACCAGCAATACGCTTAAGTTCTGAAATGCTAATTTTCTTGACGTGTCCTGCGTAGATAAGGTCGCTAAACGTAGGGTCTTCGGTGTAGCTATGGAAGAAAAACGCTGGGTCAATATACTCTTCGGTAATTCCATAGTTAGGGTCGTTGTTTCTTTTAACAACAGCCATACCACAGGTGACTAAATCGTTTACTGCTCTACGGTATACACGTTGGTCAAAGTCATTCCACTCAAGGGTCATATTCGTACCTACTTGAGCAGCTATTTCTGCGCCAGTTTTAATACTAGCGTCCATAAATATTTCTGCTTCCTCAGTAGTTTCTGGTACAGACTTTAAGTCTACGTTTGTGTCTACACCTAAAGTTTCCATCTGTTTAATCAACTCTTTGTTTTCAACTTCAAAAAGTTTCTTAGCTCTTTTATCGTCTTTCTCAGACTGAGATAATGGGTCTACAGCTTTAACATTAGGATATGGCTTGCGAGAGAGTATATTGTTAACTACAATTTTCACAAACTTAGGGACGATAGGCACTGGAGACCAATCAAGGTTTAGCAACGTACCGTCCCCATTGTTCGGGTCTAAAGAGTTTAAAATCTGTTTGTATATAGATGTGTCTTGAGTACCGTTCGCGTAATCGCGATTGGTTTCAAAATCCTTTAGTCTTCTGCGAAAAAGACTTCGCTCATCATCAGAACTGCCCCATTGTTTTTCAATAGCCTTAGCGTACTTAATACCATAGGCTTTTAATACTTTTTTTGAATAGTGTGCAAAGGGGTCTGGGAAATTCCCATATTTGCTTTTGTCGTTGTCTTTATTGTACATATAGCGTTTCGCAGAATACTTCCTCGCAAAGATACAAAATTAAAAGACTGCGTATTAACGCCGTATTTCAGTGTTATACCTTCTAAAAAATGTCTTGTCATTAAAGTTAGATTCCTTTTTTTTAATCTCACTTTTTTGAGCGCCTAACAATGCTAATCCAGAACTAATAGTAAGGTCATACTTAGTACGATTATCTATTTTGTAACCTATCCAATCGTCTAGAGTTCTGTCAAAATACATCTTACCCATCTCACCTGTTTCTGAGTTTATACCTACGTGTTCTTCAACGTAAGCCTCTATAGCTTGTGCGTGAGCCTGGATAACATCAACTGAGTTAGAAGGTATACCACGGGTTTTTGTGTTTGACGCTGCGTTTGGAGACTTTAAGTGTTCTGGTCTTTTCATCACATACTCTTCGTATCCACGAGCTTCAAAATGCCTTACTATACCGTATTTGTTGTTTTCTATAAGAAGGGGGTAACCATAAAAGACAGCAGCCATAAGAATATCTTCGTAAAATATTCTAGCAAGAGGAGGACGAGAGGCGTATTCGGCAATAAACATATTAGATGGCGCTGCCATATTAAACTTGTTGTACAGATGGCACGCTCCTTTAGAGCCTCTGTTATCTGTAGTAGAATCCAAATCATAACTATCTACGCCGCCAACACCTATATGGTCATTAGCTGGGTGTTTTTTTCCGTACTTAATTACGTACTTATTCTGCATTTCTGGTTTAGGCATCCAAGACAGACGCCACCTTCCTTGAGGGTTAGGACTAAATACAACTTCTTTATCGGTAAGTCCATCTTTCCAACTAAAGTTACCTACAACTACAGGGTTAGGGTATAGCTCTTGGTTATACTGAACCTGTTCATATATTTTTCCGATGTTAAAGGTAGAGCCTTCAATACTGTCTCGCATTGCCTCATCAATGGTAAAGGGGAACTGACGTATAAATTCGTTCAGTTCTCTAGCGTCACCTTTTAAAGCATCTCTTTCATTCTTAAGATAAGTTTTTGCACCGATGTCAACATAGTCACCATCAATAGTCTGTACAGGTTTTTCAGGATTTTCCACGATAGGGTTTCCGTGCTTATCAAAGAATCCTTCAAGCGATTCATAGGCGGGTATAAATAGTCTATAAAGACCAGTTTTTGTTCTTCCATTAGCATTTCTATCTTCTGGGTCTGAATCTCTCCATATCTCCTTGTACTGGTTACCACCCTTATCCATAGGGTTTACCGTAGAACCTACGAGTGCCTTACCGATAATCTTACGACCTACGATAAGACAGGTTTTCTCAATGCGCCACGCTTCGCGTATATCCGTAGGGCGTTCCCACTTACCTGCCTCATCTAGATACAGGATATGAAGCTTCTCACCATCGTATGCATTGTTCGTAGTGTTCTTCCAATTGATAATGGTATTGAGTGCCTCGCCCTTGTTTGAGGTTTTGTTCTTCTTGGTAATACGCTTAGAAGGCTCACGGAAAGCAAGCTCCATCCTTGGATTAGTCGTACCGTCCTGTATAGGCTTAAAGAAAAATGGGTAAGACCTAAACATAGGAACTACCTTCTTCATAAAGATGTTTTCCTGTGCGTCCTTACCCGTCTTAGACTGTATCCCTAATAGTTTATCTTTTACTTGAGTGCCTTCATCTACAAGTATAGCTGCCGACATATTGGTATACCCCGAACGTCTACACTTCGTATACATCTGCCCTATAGAGCGTGGGTCGGACTCACAAGCCGCAAAGTGAATAAACAGCCTCCTCTGGAACTCAAGATACGAGGCATAGCCTATATCCATCTTGCTCCATTGTAGCATCATATAGTGTCTCCCTGTAATGTAGACAGGCTCACCGTTATTGTAAAACCAAAGACCGTTACGCCTGCGCTCAAACTCCTTTTCAATATACGGAGAAAAGCGTTTCTTGAAGTCTGAGGGCATTTCGTACCACTCATCCATAGAGCGAATCCTCTGCAGTTCTGCTGGCACAGGAAGTCTTTCCCACATTTGCATAGCAGGCTTCCTGTCATAAAAGAGGATTTCTTTTTTACTGGGAGCTTTGGGAAGCTGAATATCAAGCCCACCGATGGTGATGATTTCACCCTCCGTATCGTTGGGACATATGTTAACAACGTAGTTATCATAGTCTTCGTTTTGTTTAAGTCCAGCCATTTTATTTAATTAATAATCCCAGTAACAGAATATCTGATTACTTGGAAAACTTTTCTGCGAATCCTCCAGAGTAGTCTTGTTCTGCTTCAATGCCTCCTGTTTCTCTGAGTTCTCTGACCATCTGTTCAAGTCTCTGGTATTCAATGAGGAGTTCTTTTGCATCTGTTGCTGTTTGTTTAATACTCTGTAGCTCTGCTTTACGCTGTGAGCCAGAAAGCTCTGCATCTACAGGTTTCCTCACCTCGTCAATCATATTATTGATTGCGACCTCCATAGAGGCGAGCAATCGTGTTGATGCTTCTACGGTGGTAAACTTACGCTTCTTTGACATACACTAACTCTGTTGCCCTCATTCGGTAGACCTTGCTGCCGTCAAGAAGTTCCATTTCGTATTCTGAATTCTTCGTGTAACCCACCATATCACCAGGCTGCGCTCCAATCCATTCTGAATCTTCGGGTATAGCGAGTAGTACGCCTTCCAGCTCTGGTTCTTCTTTGATGCTAAGAATAATGCCAGAAGCACTTGTTTCCTCTTCTGGCTCATCTGCGGGTAAAACGAAGCACCAATCACCAAGCATAGTAAGGCTACCATTTTTATCTTCAATTCCGATGGAGTGATTCCCATATCCTCCATTAGAGTCGTATTGTACGAGATAGAGGTCATCTCCAATGTCATATCGCTGTTCTATTACTACGTGGTGATGGAAGTACATAGTGCTTCCCACATGCTGTTTATCAATTCCTTTCGGAACGTTTATTATCTCACCAGAGTTTACCCTGTGCTCAAACTCATTGTATTTATTTACAATCTCAAGCTTACCACCGTTAAAGCTTACTTCATTTTTAAACTTGTTAGGTATATGTACTATAAAGTGATTTAAAGCTTTCATCTATTCAAACTTTAAGTCATACTCTAGTATACAGGGCATATCGTCTATAGACTTCCATAGCATCGTGCCTTCTTCGTTCTCTATATATACGAGATATCTTTTCTTGCTAAACTTATGTAGATGCGCTTCATCTTCAATGATGGCGCTTACTTTTCCTGCGCCTGCCCGCATACCTGTATAGTACGCCATAGCATCCTTCGGGTCGCGCCCGATTACAATCTTTCTAATCATTTTAATTTAATTATATAAGGAGGATAGTGCTTAGTTTACGCTATCGTCTCCGTTTGTTAAATTTATCCAGTAATCTATACTTGATGTATTTGGAGGTTCTTTTTCTTCTAATCTGTATGCCTCAACGCAGTAAGAGAGTAGGTCGTCTAATTCTTCTTCATCAGCTACAGAGAATGAAGACAGTAGACTCATGTCTGCACGTTCGTTACCCTCCTCGTCTAAATGTTTTGTCTCCATGTCTAGGAAACCTATAGCTATACAGGATAGAAACTCATCAGATAGGTCGTATTTCTTAACTACTTCATTGATAGCTACTACGAGTTCTTGTATTTCTACTATGCAGTCCTTCTGTCTTTCAGTCATTATGTTAATTTTACTATTTCCATTGCAGAGCCTGCCGCTAAGTCGGCTCCACCTGAAGACACTAAGTTAACAACATCAACAATATCATCAACTGATAAATATTTAGTGTAGTAAAAAGAAGTCATAGAATCTGTAATAGACGCGCCTTTAGAACGTTTAGCGGTAGCTATAGCAGTGTTATTTACTCGTATCTGTGTTTCAACTTCTGCGTTAGCAGCGTTTTCAAACTGAAGAGAGATATCAATTCTATAAATGCCTGCAGTACGGATAGTAACAGTGTCAGCACCTAATGTGAAGTTAGTTACTACGTCACCTATTCTATAAGAGCCTGCAGGTGTAGTGTTCCCTACTGTAGCGAAGGTTAGCTTTTGAAAGCTAGCCGATAATGTCTGTGGAGCATCTTGACGCAGTATGTAAGTGGGCTTTAGTATAGCGTCACTATTAAAGGCGTTTGTACCTAACTCACGCTTTACTACATCGTTCGTTCCGTCAACAAGTAAAGCCGTAGCTTCAGCGTTGTCTGTTGTTGGAGCAGTGTTAAACTTTAACGCTTCTACCTGTACTTTATTTGTAGATATAGCTAGGGCCGTATCTACGCCCGCGCCATCCTCAACAGTTTTTAGTGAAGATGAAGCTCCGTTAGTCTCTAGCTTAAGAAGTGAAGAGTAAGTATTTTTTATCTGATTTCCTGAAAGGCTTCCCATTTGAGTATATTTGTGTTGTACTGCAAATTTAATAAAAATGGCGAAGCGAACAAGGAGGGGTATGTTCCGTGAATTTAAAATGCGGAAGGAGGAGGACCTAGGTCGTTCATACAATAAGTATCATAAGCTAGTAATCAGAGATATGGTAGTATCAACGGATGTTACGGAGGCTATGATTAATTTTTTAATCTTCGTGTACGACTACGAGTTCTTTACTATAGACCACGTATCTCAGTCTTATTTCTACAGTAAGCTGAAGTTAGCCAGGAGGCTTATATACCCCCTACAGACTTTAGGTTACATATATAAGTATTACGATAAGCTCTCCCCTAACTCTTATGAGGAGGCTATGTTTGATGAGGGTAAGATGCGGTACAGGGTACGCTACGCTCTTACGCAGAGGGGAAGGCTGTTAGTACAGAAGTACTACAGGAAGCTAGAGGGGTCTGAACAGATTAACGTTCCGTCTTAACCGTGCTTTGCCTTTACCTTGAATGGAGCCTCTAGGCTCGCTCCCTTATGTGGGACAAACTCACCTTTGTGAGGCATTAGGTACTGGCGGCCCTTCTCAGACATCCAGTGATATCCAGAGGGAGCCTTTACCATTACCTTCTTGCGAGATGCTTTCACTACTTCTTACCTTTTTTCTTGGCGTTAGCCTTAGCCATCATAATAAAGTCAGCCTTAGTGATTTTGCCGTCCTTGTTAAAGTCTAGAGCTTTCTTCTTTCCGAGCTTACCACCCTTCATGTACTCCATCATTTTACCACCTATTTCGTAGGTAGCCATTCCTTTTTTCTTTGCTTTCATTATTTCTTGCTTCTGTTACGTTTTGCGCTCATGAATTTTTTCTCCGTATGGTCGTAATCTTTACCGTCACCGTTACCGTAGGTACCCGCCTTTCTATTCTTCTTTACTAAGAACGCACGATACTTGCGTTTCTTCTTCTTCTTGTTCTCCTTACGCTGCCAACGTCTCCGTTTCTCCGCAGCTTCTGGGTTTTCCTTGTAGTACTTAGATGTGCTTTTTTTAGCCTTCATATAAACATCATGTGGTCATCATCAGATGAATCTGTATACAGTCTTCCCCTTGACTCTTTCGGCTCTGAGCTTCTCGCGTCTATTGCCCCCATCTTTTTTAAAAGATACGTGAACCCAATCTGGATTCTCTTCCGTACCGAACTCCCAAATAAGCTGGTCATAATCAAGTCTGTCTTCTATATAGTGAAAGATATCTGCGTTAGTTATTACTCCGTATACATCAGCGTCTAAATCTAGCGCCTCACCCGTACTATGCTGAGAGGTCTTACTCCCACCGATAGCCTCATTAAGAGCCTCGCTTCTGTACCCAGAGCTTACGAACACGGGGCACATAAACTCCTCACGGACAGGTTGAAAGATATTCTCAGCTACAGCCTTAAGATTCTCAAGATGTTGCTCTGTCGGAGCGTTGACAATCCCGCGCCTCTTCGCAGTAGCAGACTTCGTCACTTCCGCAAGCGAAAGGTTCTTG